GCTCATCCGTGTGGATATGGTCCGTCCGGAACGGGCTACATCGCCATCGCGCCGGGCGACTCAACGCTACATTGGAGCGCCTATATGTCCGTGGGATACTCCGGTGGCTACGCCCAACTCGTATCGGCGTCACTAATGGTGGACAACCAATGGCTAGTCGCCACCACGCCACTACCGGGGGCGGCACTATTGTTCGCCACGGCTCTTGCCGTGGTGTTCGTCGGCCAGAAGATACACCAATGGGGTGTCGGTGCCTCTAGTCCCACCGACACCTCTGGGGTTAGTCGGGTGACTCCTCCGGCTAACTCCGGGGAGCGGAGCGCGACCGCACATCTATCTCCGCTCCCCACCGCCTTCGGCGATTCGCTACGTGACCAACACTGTCGTATCGCTGCACAACAGCCAGCCGACATCGCAATGCAAATCGTCCACAGATGCGACGAGTACCGTCGCTAACCACCAACGCGGAAACACGCAACATGACAACGCTCACACCGATACTCCCAACATATATCGACTCGACGATGATTTCCTGCTTCCGAAGCTGTCCGAGGAAGTTCTATAATGAGTTCATCCTCGGACTCCGCCCGCCCGGACTGAGTATCGACCTCCACGCTGGCGGAGCATTTGCCCACTGCCTTGAAGTTGTTCGCAGGGAGGTATTCGTCAATGGACGATCGCTGGCTGACGCTCTTCTCCGAGCCAACGCAGCCTTTGAGATTTATTGGGGAGACTTCGTTATCCCCGAACACAAAAAGACCACCAAACGACCCGACCGAGTGTGGGCCGCCGTTGAGTCCTACTTCGCCACCTACACGCCCCACACCGACCACATCCAACCCTACATGGTCGACGGAAAGCCTACCCTCGAGTTCACCTTCGCCATCCCGCTCGAACCCGCAATCGGACCGTCCAAGACTCCCAAATATTATGGACGCCCCAACTCATTCGAAGAAGGCATCAACGACGAAGCTGTTCGAGCCCAACTTAATTGGCCCCTCCACCCTACGACTGGCGACCCGTTCATGTTCGCAGGGCGCTTCGATATGCTTGGTGAGTACCTCGGTATGCCCATTGTGTGTGACGACAAAACTCAAGGTACTGGAATCTATTCTGGATGGACTGAGAAATGGGACCTCCGCGGCCAGTTCATAGGCTACACGTGGGCGGCGAAGCAACTCGGCATCGAGGCCGACTCATGTGCCGTCCGTGGTGTCGGTATCCTCATCAACTCCATCGCACATGCGGAGGCCATCAAACCGTACTCCGACGATCTCCGCGCCCGCTGGTTGGAACAACTCCGTCGCGACCTATGGCGCATCACGACGATGTGGCATGAAGGATACTTCGACTATAACTTTGCCGAATCGTGTACGGACTACGGGTCGTGCATCTTCTCGACCGCCTGCCAATCGAATGACCCCGATCCGTGGCTCAAGAACATGGAAGTGCGTCGGTGGAACCCAACCAAATCCGACCCGGTGGCAGCATAATGGACGCCGTCACACCGACTCCCATCACCCTCCAACCGCCATCAATACTCCTTCAAGGTGCCAGCGGCTCGGGGAAAACTTCCTCTATCGTGACGCTCTTAGCGTCCGGCATCAAGGTGTTCGTCATCGGGACGGAGCCCGGCTTCATCGACAGTCTTATCGACCGTTGTCGGGAGCTGAAGCTCCCAATGACGGATCTCCATTGGATGAGTGTACTACCAGCAACGGAAGGTTGGGAGGCGCTAGATGAAATGGTATCGAAGATCGGGAGTTTGGACTTCGAGGGTATCTCAAAGATCAAAGGTATTGGAAAGGATAAGACACGAGTACCCGCACAGCGTTTCCTTTCCGCGCTCAAAGACTTTCGCTGCGAACGCGATGGACGTAGCTATGGGAGCTTCACTAATTGGGGCGACGACTGCGCTCTTGTTATTGATTCTCTATCTGGACTCTCTACTATAGCGTGGTATTTGACTGTGGGCAATAAGCCGACCGGCGCGCCGGGCGAGTGGAACATCGCAATGAATTTTATCGAAGCATTGTTGATGAAAATTAACTCGGACCGCAAATGTTACTTCATCCTCACGGCCCATGTCGAAAAGGAAATGGACGAAATCACAGGCGTCCAGCGCGTCATGACGAGTACCTTGGGACGCAAGTTGGCGCCCAAGATTCCCCGATTCTTTGGCGAGGTAGTCTACGCAAGGCGGACAGCAGAAGCTCCGTTCTTTCGTTGGTCTACTCTCGACTCCACAGCGGACCTCAAGAACCGCGTCTTGCCGGTAGCAGCAATTCTATCGGCCAACTTCAAGCCAGTAGTCGACGGCCATAATGCACGTAAGGCGCTGGTGACTACACCAACCTCGTAACTCGCAACTCAACAAGGAACCACTACAATGACTGATACAACTTTCGACGCCGATGCCTTCATGAACATGACGGTCGATGCCCCAATGGCAACGAACCTCAGCGGCGTTCCCGAGGGCGAATACACCGCCATGATTGGCGATTTCGATTCGACTGCCTTTCGTACCGTGACGACCAAGACTGGCGATAGGCCCGTTCTCGAAGTACCATTCGTCATTAACGACGATGCGCTCAAGGCCAAACTCGGTCGTGAGTCGATCACGCATCGCGAGACCTATTGGCTCGACATGAACGCCGAAGGCAAACTGGACACCGGGATGGACAAAAACGTCCGCCTCGGCCAACTCCGTCAAGCCCTCAATCAGAACAACCCTAGCGTTCCGTGGTCGCCCTCGATGCTTCGCAACATGGGGCCAGTTCGGATCGTGATTAAGACCACGAGCGACAAAAAGGACCCGGAGAAGAAGTACACGAACATCACGCGCTACGCGAAGATCTCGTAACCAACTACGTGGGGAGGTGGCGCTAATGCCACCTCCATTTTTTGGGGGAACACCGTGACGCAATACATCGACATCACTCTCATCACAATCGGTCCGCGCCAGCGCAAGCGGTTAGAGACTGCGCCCCTCGCTGATCTGGAGGAATCAATACGTCAACGTGGTCTCATACATCCTCCGACGTATCGTGAGATCGACGGCCAGAACGGAACCATCTGGCAGTTGATTGTTGGCGAGCGCCGCACGACTGTCATGAAGCGGCTACACGAAAAGGGCGTTCAATTCTACCACAATGGGGAGCTAGTTCCGCGTGGCCAGATTCCGATCCTTACGTTGCAACAGAATCTCACAAGGGCCGACCTTAAACAGGTTGAGTTCGACGAGAACAAAATCCGTGAAGCGCTGCCGTGGCAAGACGAAGCCGAAGCGCTCGCTGAAATACATCGACTACGACTTGAGGAAAATCCGTCTCAGAGTCGCCTTGCAACTGCTCAACAACTTATCGACGAGAAGGTGGTTGAGACCAACACGTCAGCTCATGCGCTGGCTCAACGAATACAACGAGCGACGGCTATCACCGAGAACCTTAACAACCCTACTATCGCAAAGGCTCGGAATGAAACCGAAGCGTATAACCTTATACTCAAAGGCGAAGAGGAACGCATAAATGCCACACTCGCACGACGCCGACTCGCCGCCGTTGGAGGTATCCCTGACATCGAATTGCGACATGGAGACTGCCTCAAGATTCTTCAAACTCTCTCTAGGGATACTGCCGACCTTATCCTTGCGGACCCTCCTTTCGGCATCGGCGCTGATGGCGGAGGATTCCGACAGCGAAGTGTCCATCACCATAACTATGAAGATACCCCCGAAAACGCCCGCACAATCGCGCAAACGATCATCACCGAAGGTTTCAGAGTAGCGAAGCCGATGGCGAATCTGTGGATGTTCTGCGACATCGACATGTTTTTTGAACTTCGAGACATGTGCAAGCGCGCCGGCTGGACGCCGTTCCGAACGCCCGTCATCTGGCGGAAGAGTGCGTCCGAAGGAATGGCACCGTGGCAAGGAAAGGGTCCGAGGCGAACCTATGAACTTCTCATCTATGCGACAAAGGGTCAACGAGGTCTCATCTCTAGCCCGGTCGATATACTGGACTACTCGCGTGTGTCGCGATCTGAACGTATCCACGCGGCGGAAAAACCTGTCGACCTCCTCCGTTATCTTATTGAATGTAGCACGTTACCCGGTGATTTTGTACTCGATCCTTGTTGCGGTTCTGGTTCGTCTCTTGTGGCGGCACGACTATTAAAGCGTACCGGACTGGGAATCGAGAGCGACGACGTGTTCTTCGCCACGGCGATGAGTAATGTTTACAAGGAACCAGACAGTGACTCTGCCGATACTGAAACTCTCTCCGCCCTCGCCTGAAGTGGACCTCTGGTACGGCACGGCCGGACCCCACGACGCTCGCATCGTCATCGTCGGCGAAGCGTGGGGGCGCGAGGAGGCACTGGTCAAGATGCCCTTTGCTGGCGCCTCCGGCAGTGAGTTGACGCGTATCCTGTTCGAAGCCGGTATCGAACGCAAGGACTGTCTACTCACTAACGTTGCGTCAATCCGCCCGCCGGACAACGAGTTCTGGAGACTATTCGATGGAGAGTCGAACGTCCGCGGTCTATATCCGAATGACGTGGTGCTGCAAGAAATGCGGCGCTTATACCAGCAAATCTGCGCATTCCCCCGATCACTCATTATCGCGACAGGTAATTATGCGTTGTGGGCGCTGTCGGACGTTAGTGGTAATTTCCCTGTCCCTAACAGTGGCGGCGCCAGAGCCCCCAATGGAATCATGAACTGGCGCGGCAGTATGATATACACGAAGGAGTTTGTCCATGGAACGCTCTTCGACCCCATCCCGTTGTTGCCCATCATTCACCCCGCCGCCATTCTCCGAGAATGGTCCCAACGATATATCACAGTGCATGACCTGCGGGCTCGTGTTCCAATGGCACTCGCCGGTGACTGGCAGCCTGCCGATCCTCCTATACTACTTGCCCCGCCAAGCTACAATCAGTGCGTCTCCAGGCTCGACCACTGGTTGCGACTTCTGGACGCGGGGAGTCTTCGACTTGCAGCAGACATCGAAACGTACCGCGGCATCATAACGTGTCTTGGCATTGCCGACTCTCCACGCTTCGCCATGACCATCCCGTTCGTGCGGCGCGTCGATACACCGACGCACCTGTTGGACTCGTGGTGGACACCGACGGAGGAAACGCAAATCGTCTCGCGGCTCCTCCGATTACTGACGCACCCTAACGTGGACCTTGAAGGCCAGAACTTCATCTACGACACGCAGTACATCGCACACCATTGGGGAGTAACACCTTATGCCAATTTCGATACGATGTACGGATGGCACGTCTGTTTTCCTGGAACGCCTAAAGCCCTCGACTACTTATCGAGTCTCTTTTGTCGCTACCACAGGTATTGGAAAGACGACCACAAAGAATGGGATCTTAGTCACGGAGATCCAGGAACTCTCTTCCGATACAACGCCGAAGATTGTGTACGAACTTTCGAATGCGCCACCGCAATCCGAGGACTCATCGGACAGTTCGGACTAACAGACCAGTGGGACTGGATGCGCCGCAAACGTGACTTGGCTCTCGACATGATGAAACGTGGCGTAGCGATCGACGCGAAGTTGCGGGATCGCATTGGCTTCGAACTTATGGAGAAATACACTGAGCTTGCGAACGAGCTACTCAAGATTATTCCTCAAGCGTGGGCGGGCGAACCCGGTCGTTCGGCCAAAACGAAAGAACCCGTCTTATGGTTCTCCAGTTCGAAACAACTCAAGTGGGTGTTCGGCGAGTTCCTCGGAATCCAGATACCCATTCATAGGAAAAACAAAACCGAAACGCTAGGGAAGGAGGCGCTCAATGAACTTCGTGAACGTTATCCCATTTGGCGTCCTTTGTTTGATCTCCTTAGCGACCTGCGATCGGTGGGTGTATTCATCACCCATTTTGTACGCGCCCCCCTCGACCCTGACCGCAGGATGCGCTGCTCCTTCAATCCGGCGGGGACTGAAACGTTCCGATGGTCGAGTAGTAAGAACGCCTTCGGGCGAGGTGCTAATTTGCAGAACCTCCCAAAGGGAGACGAGGACTAGATGAGCACGCACAAGTGGCCCGACCCAACAACCGAAATGCTCCAGACGCCTGAGTTTGAAGCCGTCTGGCAGTGTATCAAGTCGTGGGACATCAACGTGCCGGGAGCCTACGTCGGCTATTGCGGCGCTACCGGCAATCATGTGCGAGCAATCTTGGATGCACTCGCGTCGTTGAAAGAGCCACCTCAATGAGCACCACCACCCCCATGCCGAACATCCGTAAGATGTTCATTCCCGATCCGGGCTACGTGATGTTCGACGTGGACCTCGCCGGTGCCGACGCACAGGTCGTAGCCTACGAAGCTGAAGACGAAGATCTCATTAACGCTTTCCGGGAGGGACTAGATGTCCACGACAAAAACGCCAGAGACATGTTTGGAGACTCCTACGCCCGACTTGCTAGAGGAGATGCGGCTCGGGCCAAACGCCGTAAGGAAGTCAAGCAAGCCGTCCACGCCACGAACTACGGCGGATCGGCACGTACTCTTGCCAAAGTCCTCGGATGGACTGTGCGTGAAGCTGAAAGCTTCCAAAGACGGTGGTTTGGTCTACATCCCGGGATCAAAGCCAACTTCCATGGGCGAATTGAATCTGATCTCGCACGCAGCCGGATGGTTACTAACCGTTTCGGCTACCGACGAGTCTATTTCGATAGAATTGACTCGTGCTTCACAGAAGCCTTGGCGTGGGTCCCGCAGTCGACTGTCGCGGAAGTTAGTTTTCGAGGCGGAATCGGGCTAGTCGCCCGTTGTCCGTGGGTCGAGATGCTGTTACAGGTTCACGACTCGCTGGTGTTCCAAGTACGCGAAGCGGACTCGAATCGGCTACAAGAAATCAAAGATGGACTATCGTATCCCGTTCCGTATGATCGCCCGCTCACTATTCAGTGGGGACTGTCGCGCTCCGCCCGCAGTTGGGGCGAATGCGAGACGGTTAAATAGGGCAGTTAATAACGATGTTAACCGCCCCCTCTAGTACCGGACTACGCAATGCGCAATCATCCCAACTGGCTCAAAGCCTACATGAGGTTTACCTCAGCCTCGGAGTCTCCTGATGCGTTTCATTTTTGGACGGGGGTGGGTATCATCGCTGGCGCTCTCCGTCGCCGCGTTTGGATTGACATGCGCCATTTCCAGTGGACCCCTAACTTCTACATCATCCTTGTTGGCCCTCCTGGAGTTGCTAATAAATCTACTACTATTCGAATTGGCACTAGTCTGCTTGAAAAAGTTGATGGAATACACTTCGGCCCACAATCAATGACATGGCAAAGCCTCACTCAGACCATGGAACAGTCCGTGGAATACGTCAAGTATATTGACACAAGTGGAGTCGAGCAACTTCAAGCTATGTCCCCCGTCACCTGTGCCATCCCGGAACTTGGGACGTTCCTCAAGATGGAAGACCACGCACTGATCGACGTCCTCATCGCCATGTGGGACGGCCAGATCGAAACGTGGGGACACAAGACGAAGGTCAGCGGCAACATCGAAATCAAGAACCCTTGGCTGAATCTCCTTGGCTGTACCACGCCAGCATGGCTCACTCAGCATTTCCCCGAATCCATGATCGGCGGCGGACTCACGTCTCGCATCATGTTCGTCTACGCTGACACGAAACGCCACCTCGTAGCGTACCCCGACGCGATGATCCTCGAAGCCGACTACGCCGCGCAAAAGGACAAGCTGGTGGAGGACCTCAAGCGTATGGCCCTCCTGAGTGGCAGCTACTTATTGACCAGAGATGCGCGAAAGTGGGGCGAGGACTGGTACGCCAAGCTGTGGACCGAACGCCCTTCGGGCATGGCGAGCGAACGTTACTCCGGTTACTTGTCCCGGAAGCAAACTCACATGCACAAGCTGGCCATCGTACTCGCCGCCGCGCAGCGGGACAAACTGCTGATCGAGGAGCGGGACCTTGTCGAGGCCGACGCGCTGCTCACGAGTATAGAACCGGACATGATGAAAGTATTCGAGTCGGTAGGAGTTGTCGACGAATCGAAGCATATAGCCAGCTTGACGGCGCATGTCCGCGCCTACAAGTGGATCGAGATAGCACCGCTGTTTAGTCTCCTCCGCAATAACATGACGGAGAAAGACTTCAAGAATGCTCTCCGCATCGCGGTCGAGCAGGGCGTATTGACCATCGAAGTGCGGAACATGAGACGGGGACTCTCGATCCCCGCTCCCCGCGTAGCGGCTACGGCGTGAGGCTCGACTTGACCTTCCGCATGACACGTTGGGACTCCGGGTAAAGTTTCTCCACTTCCTGCATGATCGGTATATCGCCCTTCTTGGTCGACAATCCCGCCTCGCGAGTGGCGCGCCCCGTCGCTCTGGCCTCCACACTCGCCTTCAGTGCTGCTGCATCAATCGACTTCGCCTTGGCGTAGTCCGGTAGCGAGTTGTTGAACTTTATCAACGCCTCTATGCTGGAGTCAACTTCCTTCTGATCCTTGCCGAGTATGGCGTTAGCCGTCTGACGCATGATCGACTCCCGCCGAATGTCCCACGTCTTGATCGCATCGTACTGCGCGTTGTCGATCTCTCGCTGGAGCGTCTGCCGATACGGCATGTAGCCCATTCCGAGTCCAATGATCTCTGCGAGCTGTTGCGTGTCGTTCACGTCGTATTTGACGCTCACTGATCCGTCGGCCCGCCTCTCGCCCCCTTCGGTGCCGACCCGCCACGACCGAGCCAGCGCGCCGAGGGCGCGAGGGACTGCTCGTTCCCATCGCTTCGTGTCGTCCCAATCGACCTTCTGATTCATGAGGGCTTTGTAGATATTGAAGCCTGCGCCAAACACCGCACCGGACGCCTTCTGTGCCTGCTTGGCAATCGCCGCGTCGGAGCCTTGTAGTCCCTCACCAAACAGCGTATTGAGTTCGACAGGTAGGATCGTCCCGGCGGAGACCGCCGCCGACCGATCAAACGTCGGCATCGGCAGATCCACGCCGACCGTCCCACCGATCATGTCCATGACGGCTGGCAGTCCGAATCCCTTTCGCCCGCTGCCGTGGAGTATCAGCTCTGCCCACTGCCGACCATTCTCATCCTCACCCATGAGTTGGATGATGAGCTTCCGCCCTTCCTGTTCGAGATCGAAGTCTTTTCCGAACAACCGATAGCCGATGAGTTTCAGAATGTCTTTCAGGTCGTCGGCACCGGGTAGAGCCATGAGACCACCGAGGTACGCTAGAATCAACAGCGACCGAACCGCCGCCGTCGGGTAGTTCGCCAGATACATGAGGTAGCTCTGGATGAACGTCTTGAACACGAATACGGCTCGCGCCTTTCCGCGGAAGATACGCGGGGCGTACTCACGTCCGTATTGGAACTGCGTAGAGATCGTCGCATCGACCGCTGTCACATACGCAGCAGCCTCCGACTCCGTCATCGTGGCGCGAGCCTCGTCATACGTTAGCTTGTGCTTGACGATGGACTCCTGCACGTACCGCGCAGCGGGATTGGCTAACGCTAACTGCAACGTGGCCCGAAAGACTACCCGGCGATTAACCTGTTCAGCCAGCTCAAACATGAGCGAGCCAAGTTGATTGAACTTGATAATCCCCCTCTGGAGTTTGTTGCCCCCGAAGCCTCGGCTGAGGATGTCACCGTCGGCGTACCCGGCGAGTTCTGGCGCTTGCGTCTCCTTAATGATACCTGCCTCCATACCCTTATGGATCGCGCGGAGTTCAAAGTTCGTCTGGTTAGCATATCGTCCCTTTCTATAGAAGGTCTCGACACTACGACCGGCGTTCGCCAAATACGCAATAGCCTTGACGTCTCCAAACTTACTCGCGAGGAACGGATACGAGGTCATCAACGTCTGTGTGAGATTTTGCGCCGCCGCCGCCGGAACGAACGCCAGACTCCACAGGAATGCCGCACTCCGTAGCGCCGACCAGTCCGGCTTCGGATTCAGCCACTCCTCTGTATGGTTCCGCATGTATGCGACGATCTTCTCACGCTTCGTCTTATCGAATACCGCACCCGGCTCCGGCGTGAGGTCCGCCATCGTGGCGTCGGACAACTCCGTCAGCCTATCGGCGAACATGGATTTGACGAGGTGGTTCGCCCCGTGGAAGAAGTACGTAGCGTAGGCCCGCTTAAAGTCCATCGAGTAGCCAGCCGTGTGCTTCTTGTTCTGGAACCGATGCTGGAACGACTGAGCCGGCGCTAGTTCGAATTTCAATTGCTCCAACAAGTCCCGCTGGAGTTTCGACAGACCGAGTTTGCTATTCATCAGGTCCAACAACTGCGTCGGAACGCCGAGCAACGGTCGTGCCTGCTTGTCCAAGAATCCCGTTTCTATCGTGTCGCGCGGAACGCCATGCTGCTTGATGATCGCATCGACTGCGCGGTTCCGCGTCCGCTGCGTCTCGAACGTCTCGAAGTGCGTAACTTTGCCCGCTGCGTCACGAATCGTGATCGTGTAGTTGCCGAACCGTAGCGCCGGGAAGTACGGTTTATTCCGCAGCGCCGTCATTTGCTGCGTGATGACTGCGTCATTCTGCGCCCGCTGCTGCGGATCGAAGACCTTATTGTTCTCGGCGCGCAACATCGCTTCGATACGCTGGAGGTGTTCTTGAAATGTCTTAGTGATTTCCAAGAATGCCTCGAAGCCACGACCGGGTGCCATCGAGACACCAAATTGATTGGCGAGCGTAGCAAGCTCTTGTGCTGTGGGCAACCGCGCCGTCTTAGCCGCGATCTCCGCAGCCGTTCGATAGACCATATTCTGCACGGCGTCCAGCATCCGTGCGACGGCGTCTCCCTCCTTATCCCCGAGGGCGTTCCACTTACGCCAAACCTCCTGCGCGCGAATCATAATCTGTTGTTTGATCTGCGACGCTACGCGCAGCGTCTCGACATACTCCGCCAACGGCGCTATGTGGGGATTCTGTTCCGCTACCTGATGGACGCCCATCATCCACTTATGAAGCCACGTGAAGCGATCCGCGTAGGCACGTCCCTGCCGTACGTCCGGCGGCGGATTGCCATTGAAGATGCCGTTGATGCCGTCCATTCCGCCGAGCGTCTCGGGCTGTTGCGGCGCTGGAGTATCTTCCGGCTCCATCTGTCCGGCGTTCGCCACGGTCCCCTCGTTCTGCGTCTCGGCCATGACATCCTGATAGAACGTCGGGTCGCCCTCGATCTGCGTATCGAGCCACTCATGAAGTGCCTCGACGCCGCTGGCGGCAGGCAACTGATACTTCACCACCGCTATATTGAACATTTCGAGCATCTTCCGCCCGACGCCTTTGAAGAACTTCTCGACGGTCGACAGCGGTTTGACCTTGCTCGTACCCCACTTAGCGACCTGCTCGGCAAACCACTCGGATTTGCTAAGGTGGTACGCTTGCTGACTGGGCGAGAGCTGTGTCATCGGGATGGTATTGTGGATGCTCCACGCCGGATCATCCAGAATGTTGATGTAATTCTGTCGCCCGCGAATCATATCACCGACGGTCGGCGTCGGACCTAACGATGCTAGGTACTTGTCGAACGCCGCATCGACGGCCTGACGTACCGCCAGTGGTGCTTGTTGATACGAGGTCTTATCAATAATGTGTCCCAACTCATGAACCATCGTGGCCCACAGATTGGCCTGCGTCTTATGTTGTCCGACGGCGATACGAATCTCGTGCTTCGAATTGCCCCACGAAATCGCTACGCCTGCGGCGTTCGGAATGACCCGCTCGTAGAGTTGTCCAGCCTTCTGGCCTGTCTTGTACCGCACCGGCTTCGTGACGCTGTTGCCCATCAGCTTGACCGTAATGGGCACATTGACGTTGAGCTGTCGGATCATGTCCTCCAGCGCTTTACGGAGTGGTTCGGCCTGTTGGATCGCCAGCGGACTCACGCCACTGCTCGTCTCAACCTCGACCGTTCCTTGCGTCGGAACAGGTTCCTTCGCGTGGGTCGGCATACCCTGTGCGATGTAGTCGATGCCAGTCTCCGGAATCGTCAACGCCCGGAACATCGTAGGAGGGTCTTGATTACGCGCAACGAATTCTTGTGCATTCTCATACGAGTACGCAATCCCCGCCGGGCGCGGACCCGGATTATTCACATCAATGATTTCGAAGGCGGCACCACCGGGACGACCGGGCTGTATCGTATATTTACTTCCCCCAACTTCCTGATAACCCAACGTAGCGCCGACCCGTTTCTGCCACTTCTTGGCCATGCCGAGCATCTCGCGGTCATAAAACTGTTCCATGCCACGACGACGAATCTGTTCCTCCTTCGTAGTGCCGCCGGGATAACGCCGCATCTGCTCGGCGGCGCTGGCCCACGCAACGTGGCGAATACCGCGCTCGGCGGCCCACATGAGGAACCGATTGAAGCCCAACGCCTGCCACGACTGTTTGAACGGCAGACTCGGCACGTAGCCGTAGCTCGGATTAGGCTTCAATACGCCAACCTTCTTAGCCCTCTGTTGAATGTCACTCTGAAGCTCCTCAAGGACGGCCATCGGCTGTCCCTGCTTCGTGCGCCGGATCGTGACGCGCATGGTGAACAGTTCGCCCGGCACTCCGTAGTGGCTACCAGTGAACTCACGAAAACCCTTATTGTTATTCTGACGAGCCAGCGCAAGCCCTTCTTCTAATTCGCCGTGCGCTACTTCTTCGCGAGTGGTTCGATTGAACTCATGACCATTAACAATAGCGACCCAAGGATACCTCGGATCGCCATGTGGATCGTATCTGACCTCGCCTTGTGGCTCCGGGATAGTCTCCTGCACGGCCTGCGTAATCCGCTTCGGCGTGTGCATCGTGAGTTCGACATACGCTTCGCGCCGACCCGGCGTAGTCCATCGCTCGTATTGCGTCCAGTTCGCGATGTCATCTAGTTGATTCAACTGCGCCATCGCTTGTGTAACTACCGGATGTTCCTGATTGTACTGCCAAGTCGTGCCGAGCGGCTGCACCATACTCGGATCGCCTTGTGCAGCACCTTGCAGATTCATCCAAATTTCTTCTCTTTTCTGGTCACGCTCGTTGTCACTCAATGGACGCCGCTCAATTTCCTCCAACGTAATGGCGTTCTGGTCAAGATGCGCCAGCACGTCCTGCTTCGTAATCTTCTCCCGCGGACCGATACCTTTCAGGTAATTGTTCAATCCAAGATCATTCACTTCCTCTTGCGTAAACTCGCCACGTCTGACCCACGCCATCCACCGCTGCGCCGTCGCACGAGTCGGACCTTTCTCTTGAACGTAGTTGAAAACTCGTGAGTAGAATCCCTCAGCAGGTGCGGAACCAATAGTATCCGCCTTAACTTCCGCCGTCGGCTCCACATTCGGAACGCTCCCTACCTCGCTCGTCACAGTCGGATGAACGCCAACGCCCGGGTCCACCGCCACCGTCGTAACGACGCCGTCCTCGCTTGGAACAACCGTGGGTGGCACCGTTCCGGGAGGACTGACAGGGTCCGTCTGAACCGTCGTAGGCGTTCCACCTACATTGACGGTCATTGGACCGCCGGGCGGTGGCGGATCAGCCGGAGTATTGATGAGCCCCGTCACGCCCGCCGCCGCAACCTGCTGTTGAATTTGCTCCGGCGTAACGCCCGCCCCTTCGGGGATCGGAACGCCGTCGGGTCCAACGTTCGTCGTTCTGGTCTTGCCGCCTGGAATCCCTGCCGGGGCGCTCATCACACCGCCCGTTAGAGCACCACCGACGCCGGACTCAATGATTCCCATCGCCGTCTCGGGCGTGAAGAACTTCTTATCACTCTTCATCGAGACGGTAGCGTCTTTAATGCCCTCCTGCATCGCCTCCGTTATGCCTTCACGACCAGAACCCTTGGCAATCTCAACGGCAACCCGCTTCGCAATACCACGAGCGAGTTCCTGTCTGACGGCACCAAATCCCAACTTACCAATGATGGGTCCCAACGACGCCATATCGAGCATCGTAATGGGAACGGTGGCGGCAGCTGCCCACTTCGCCGCCTCCTTCGGATCGACCTTCTCATCCTTCAACGCTTTGTACACTTCGCCATAATTCAGTCCTGCCGACGGCACGGCAGCGCCGCCAACTCCACCGACGGTAGCTCCAACTGGACCACTCGTCGCTCCACCAATGGCGGCACCAGCGAGTCCTAACGCTATCGACGGAACGCTTGACGACAATCCCTGACCAATCGTCTCGCCCGCCCACGTAAGGGCTTCAGCCCGATTGCGAACATTCCACATACTTTTCGCTTCGGGCTTATAGTCAGGCGATACCGAGCGAAGTTCATTGACGTTCTTCGACGCATTCATCAGCGTCTCTTTGAAGCTCTCCGGTGCTAAATGCGCCATACCCTCAAGTGTCTGCGCCGCCAACTCTGGATTCTGATCCGTCATTCCAGTCCAGAATCCACGACTGAGCGCCCACGGTTTCGACCGCGGCTTTACATCATCCAGCGGCGCTACGTCAGGAACCGGCACCTTCGGTCCGACCATTGGCTCATCCGTCCCTAGAACGGTCGCCGCCCCGATTGGGGCGCTCGCCACCGTTTCAACCGGCGGTTGGGGCGCTTCAGCCGGTCGTGGCCGTGGCAATGGAACACTTTCTTGCCCCGAAGGTACGGGGGCGGTGGACTGCGGTTGCGCGGTAAACGGGTCGTAATCAACGGGTTCCAGCCGGGGCGGCGGCTTGGCAGCGAACGGGTCGTAATCGACTGGCTCAAGCCTCGGCATTCACATCACTCCGGAACTACTGGTTCATCAACAACCTTCATCCACTTGCCGGGACGATTCGGATCTGGCACGTACATATTCCCGTCCGCTCCCTTCCGAGCGCCGGCGAGAGGAGCAGCCGGTACCGCTGGCGCGGCTGTCGCCGGTGCTGCGCCTCGCGGACCTCGGATCGTCGGCTTGAGCGTGGGATAATCAGGAATCTCGATTGGCCCATACTTCGCTTCTTCTTCCGCCGTGAGCATTTCACGAATCTGCCGCGGAGTCTTTCCACGAAACCTCTCGTAGTCCTCATAGCCCGGCGGAAGCATTTTGTCTTTCAAGATCGTATTGACCTCACCGTGAATTTGCTTCGCGTCCTCAGCGATCTGCTTGTCGCGGGCCTTCTTTTTCTCAATCGCATCATCACGTCGCTTCTGCTCGGCGGCGCGCTGGAGCGTAGCCGTAATGCCCGTACTCTGGTCCTGTTCCGCGCGGGCCGCATACGTGTCCGCGCGCTGCTGTGCAATGTCATTCCGACGTTCCAACTCAGCAATCTTCGACTCGCCAAGCTCACGCTTCAGGTCAGACTCCTCCAGCCGACTCACCAACTCACCACCGCCGCCAATACCCTGTGCCAGATGACCACTAAAGCCCTGCCCTATCGCCATCGGCTGCATGAGGCCCAGGCCAATCTGAAGCAACGCCGCCCGCGACGCGGGATCATCGAAGATGGCACGGTTGAGCGCCGGACCTGCACCACTAACGATGTTCTTCAAAGGCTGTTCTTCGTCGTTCTGCCCGGTAAAGTTTGCTCCAAAGCTAGCCATCAGACCCTCCTACTTCCCTAACACTGGAACCTTCGGCGCTGTACCAGAACCCATCGCGTTGAGCGCCAGCAGGAGTGCCTGAAGATCGCCGCCTTTAATCGTGTTCGTTGGCCGCGGCGCATTCGGAGAGCTGATCCGTTGCAACTCCGGCGCTCTCGGCGCCGTGACACCGCGTAGAGCCTGAGCGAGTGTTGCAGGATCTTTGGCCTTCGCACTAAAATCCGTCGCAGGCGACGTTGCTGCTGTCTCCGCCGGAGGCGTTTCGTTTCCAGTCAACGCTGCGCCGAGCTTCGGTCGCTGCTCCGCCTCGTTCTGCGCGATGTCGAGCGGTGTCGCCTGCGGCAGCCGCGGCGTCGTTGGGCTCGACGGCGGAGTACCCAACGTCGGCACGACTGGCGGCCTTGTGATTGGAACTGTCTGCACGGGCGTCGGAGTGAGTCCTTGATCCGCCACAGGCGGCGTCACTCCGGTTCCTTGAAATTGCTCTCGAAGCCCCTGCGCCGCTGGCGAATTGAGCAACTTATCCTGCATAAGCTGTAGCTGCTCTGGTGTCATTCCAGCCATGCCCGGACCATCCGCTGCTGCCGCCGGAGCGATCGGATTGAGGAAATCCAGCAAATTCGCCACATTTCCGAACTCGCCACCAGCGAAACCACCACCGCCGCCAAAATCAAAGAGTCCCATTATCGTCTCCTATCCGAGGAATGAAAGTAACGCGCCGAGTCCGCCGCCGACGCCCATGCCCATCGGGCCAAACATCGAGCCAAGGGAAGCGCCCGACGCGGCACCTCCCAACGCACCGAGTAACTTGTTCTGCTGTGGCATCGTGGCGGTGGTAGTCGTACTACCACCCGGAATGCCACTCAACATCGCCATGATTTCCTTCGACTGGAGGAACGGCGCAAGTTGATCGTACATATATTTGTTGACATTTTCGCTCAGCAACGACTGTGTCATTCCCTGCCGCACATCACCGACGCCCGACTCCGTATACGCTCCGACGGGCTGCGTCGCCTGCGTCTGTGGTAGCAGTCCCAGCGCCTTCAGTTGCGCATTGACCTTCGTCGCATAGGCGTCACTTGCGATCTTCGACCCCACATCGCCCGCGGCCTTCCCCGTCTCTCCAATGGCGAGGCCTTCGGCTATACCCTGACGAGAGCTACCAAAGTTGTTCGTTCGTTCCGCCGAATCGCGAATCCCCGGTAACGCCTTCCGTTCTAGATTCTCATACAGCGGGCGTGTGGCCGCATCAATCGAACCTTGGACGATTGGATCGTTCTGTACGTCGAGCGCTCTTGAATTGAGCCATTCAGCCGTAGTTCCAGATCCTAAGCCAGCAAGAGCGTTTTGGCGTCCAGAAGCTCGAAGCGCCTCCTCCTGTCCCGCCACCTGACTGGGATCGAACCCCGCAATCGTCGAGCCGGGATACTGCTTCGGTACGCTCGCCGCGAAACTCGTGACGCCCGGCATCGCAAGATTCATCAGCTGGCGCTGTTCTGGCGACAATTCATACGTCGTAGTTTGCTTCTGTTCCTTAGAACCGCCACCCATCGAAGTATCCTCTCTAATGTACTTTTGACTGGTGAATGGTGCGCGTCAAGAACACACCCTCCTTACGGAATCCGTGCTTGAGCATGATCGGCTCCCAACCAAAGCGTCCCAACACTTCGGCCTCATCACACTTCTGTATCCTCGCATACTCTGTGAACACCGTCTCGACGATTCCCGGCATGTCCTCCGTCAACGTCCCACCTGTCCAGAACAGCGTTAGTACGCGCATCGCGGGGAACACATTGACCATCGTGAGTATCACCATGATCGCCGTTGGCGGCGGACCAATTCCCCACAACTGCATTCGCCCATCGACGCACGCATCGTAAATGGCATTCTTCGTCCATCGCCGCCACGTATGGGGAACGCTGTCTAGCATCTCTTCGAGTTGTGGCCAGAACATGCAGAATTCGTCCACCGTGAACAACGTCATCACGCAACGCTGCGGCTTCGCCGTCACCGTCTCGACGCTCACAACTTTACCCATACGCCACCCGTCCGTTGATACAACCCGCGTCCGCCGCCCGGATTCCAATCCGTTCCGTCCGCGAACACCGTCATGCCATCTACAAGAAACGTTGGGGGTGCATAGGTGACGTTGAACGTCACACCGTCCACGACCGCCGTCGCCTGTGCGATACGAAGGAACTCATCCTGTACCCACCGACGGAGTCCATCCGTATCAACGTCCGCCGGGCACTGCGTAGGAATATATGGCATCAATACGGTCCAATCACTTCGACGTTCATCGAGTACCCATCGAGCCGCCACGGTGCAGCCGTCGTGGCAGAGAACTCAATACTAACGGCCTTCCCGCAGCCGGGGAGGTTTTCGTTGACGATAGTGTTGACCCATAGATCGGTGGCTGGGTCGAACGTCGTGTAGTCCTGCCACGTCAGCGTCCCGCCCACCAACTGACGGAATCCCACCCGGAGCTTGATCGGCGCACCGGACAACTTCGGCCAGACGGAGTCCACCATCTTCATCTGTTTGAAGTCGTTTATCAACTCCCCACTACGTTTCATCCCCACCACACCGAGATCTTCCCGGATCAGAATCGGCGCGAACGGTACACCATCCCGCGTCGTTCCAAGGTCCAGCTGATAGAACTTCGTAAAGTCCGGCGCACACAATACGATTTTCTGGCGGAACACCTGGGACCACGGACCCGTATCTTCCTCCCACAAATCCGTCCCGTCTGACCACGCCTCCGGGTCAACGCCCTGAACGTCGCCTAGCGCCGCATTGCGGAACGTAATGCCGGGCGCGTAGCTAATCGCACCAACTCCGTTCTTGGCGTTCCAAATCAACGCTCGCGTTGGCTGTAGCCGTCCGGCCTCTGGAAAACAGAACCAAATTTCGTCCTTGGCCTTATTGAGGAACAAGAAACTCGTATGCGCCTCGTCCTTATTAAGAGTCGCAAACAATGTAATACGTTGCCGATCCGTGAGGATACTTTGCGTAGTATTCCCGTTGTGAATAATAATATCGTCCTGCGTCACCACTACGTGTTTCGTACCAGTCAAATCCATACATACGCACCGAGGCGCCAGTATCCCCGTATCCGTCAAAAATGGGTCGAATTGAAAAATGTATTGGCCCCCGATATAGCTCATCTTCCATACGCTTCGCTCCTTGTAGATGAACATCGTGTTACCGAGCTGCATTGCTTCAAGGATTTCGCCACTATTCACGTCCGGCAAATCCTTCCGTCCACCCTCCACTGCCGGATTGCCGTACTCCCAACTTGTCGGCAACGTGCCGGGTCCGGCCGGATTCGACCACTGGACCAGATGCGGAAGTAGGTTCGGCGTAAACGTCGTATCCTTAATGTTGAACGCCACGAGGTAACTGTTAAAGTTCCGTAGGATCTTCGCGCTCATCGTCGTGGGCCACGCCGTGAGATTCTGAAGCTTCAGCGTCAACGTCGGAACGCCGGTCCACATCTGCGGCGGGTCCTGACCGTTATTCAATATCGGCGTTCCACCGAACACCACGCCGTTCCAGTTTTCAGTGAGTGTTGGAGAGTACGGGCCAGAGGCCCGAGTAATCTCGGCGTGTACGTTTCCGTCAAAGACGAACGCCCGATCGGTGCTCGTATATAACCACCACGTCTGCGACACGCCCTTGAATGGGAGGGCGAAATGGGGCGGTGCCAGTGGCGTGTAGAATACCCACTGCCAACCGTCGAGCACTGCCGGTGCCCCACGCTCGTAGCGAATATTCTCCGCGAACGTCCACGCCTCCGGGGGAAGCATATGGGCGGCTATATCATTGATTTGACCGATTTTGGCCAAATCATTGATTTCGACCACTGGCATTTCCGTCTCCTTACTTCTTCGTGTTAGGATGCAACGGCGACGTAGCTGGCTTCGTATCCACGACGTTGTTCGGCTTAATCGAGGAACCAGACGCCGTGGCGTGGCCCGCCTCCGGAGCTTTTCCCATTCCTGCGGCCCCCGGCAACGGTTGACCCGGCTTTGGGCGATTGGGGTCCGACAACTTATCGTCCGGCGTCAGATCCATCGGGACTGCCGCCTTCTGCTCTTGATCGTACACCAGCGGGCGCTCAGCCTCCTTTATCCGGATCTCGCCGCCCGGTACGAGTGTGAGGCGGGTTTCCGCCGTCTCACCTTCCAACACGTATTGACCGCCGGTCTGAATGCCATTCGCATCGTGGACCGTAATCGTGGCCTTCGACACGGTCTTATCTCCAACGTGCGGCAACATCTTCACAGTAAAGTCCATTCGAGTCTCCTTGTGGTTGACGTCTCAACATCCCGGAGCACCTTTGCATATACTCGGCGGCGCTGGCGGAATCGGTGGAAGTGGTTCTACTCTGCTCTCATCGTAACGAGGGAAAGTGCAGTGGACCGCCACCTCCGGCGACGGCCGTAATTAGAGCAATGAGCGCGAGGAGCAACACTATGACCCACACTCCTTGCTTGACCTTCTCCGGAATGGGCGTAATGAACTGCTCAATCACCCATATCGCAACGTAGATTACACCACACAGCAGTATGAGTGCTATGAGGAACCACAGAACGCTAATTGCTACTGCGACCATCGTTTCCTCCTCAATCCAGACACGCATCAGTGCGTATCACGGTATTCCGAGTCCTACCCGTCACCAACACGTCACTAATGCGCTTCTCCTGTACGACCTTGCCGCCCGGGCAACTTCGCTCGAACGCTTGTTCCTGATACACCCACTGACCGCCCCGGCAGTCGGTCAATCCGAGCGCGAGTATCGCCATACAAATCTTCACTGACATATCACCGGCTCCCACTGTCTGATGTTAGCGCGAGCACGAGCATAAGCAGAAATGTTAATCTGCATACCCGACACAGCGCGCCTCGGTTGATCGGCAGGATCACGAACCCAAATGCCGAACAGACTCTTGACCTGATCTTTGTATGCTTCATCGACTGCTTCATGCGCGAGTTGGATTAATCGGTCTTTCTCCTGCGGAAAGAAGCACGGCATCGCCGCCTGACCCTGCGCCGCCGTGACGGCGCGATACACGCCGAACGCCAACAGCGCAAGCGCAAAAGCCAATAATGTGACAGACACCTTAATCACGTTGTTGACCATATAACCTGTCGCGAATTCGGACCAATCGTAGGCGGCGTTCCACCCACCAAATCACTCACCGGCACATTCGCCACGTCCGAGAAGGATACGAAATCCACCGTAGTACAGAGATACATCGTCGAGTCCGACGTACGTGTTCCAGCCCAATTACGACCAGAGCCGGACCACGTATAGGCGCTGCGAAGCCCTGGTATCGTAATCTTATTGCCAGTCAAATTCGTATTGAACGTGAACGTGCCGCCACCAGAGCCAGCGATGATGAACTTAAACGGATCGTTGCTGTACGGCATACAGACGTTGCCGGGCGCATTATTTCCGCCGCCAAGACTCGCGACCATCGCACCGAAGAACGTCGACCACTGGAGTCGATTGAGGTTGATGTTTACAAACTCATTCGAACTACTAACATCGAACGTATTAGTGGTCGTCGGCTCCCACAGACAACAATGAATGCACGGCACAGTCGGGGAGAACCAAGGCGTACCGTCCCTGTACGTCCATCCATTCGACGCGTTGAACGAATAAATCGCCGGAGCTAGGACCGTCGACTTACCGTACATCGTATGTAGCGCTTCAAAGTCGAACGCCATCGGACCCTGCGGGTGGTGTCCCGTCGCAATCGTCAGCGCCGCAATGGAGCTACCCGGATAACTGTGGTAGCTCATGATCGTGTAACTGCGGCAATCGAAGGTTGCATTCGGCATCGCCGGCGCCTCGTGACTGTGCTTCAAGCCGTGCGCGTGACCAAGCTCGTGCAGAACTCCTGTACCTTCATACGTCCCGTCAGAATACGCCGCAATAGAGAACCGCGTATTGCCGAGCCAAATATCGCCCGCCTCCGTCGTGTTACCCGGAAAGTACCCCCACGCCGTTGACGGCAAGTTGCTGCGCGAGATCCTAATATCAGCGTGAATGCTCGACGTCTCATCCAGCTGACCATATCCCATCGTCGTAACGTAGGCGTACCGTCCGACCATCGCATCGACGGAGGCTCGTTGCGATCCACTCAACGTCACGAACGTCGTCATTTCGCCACTAGCATAGCTAGCGCCGCCGAACTCAAACTCCGCTGGCGAGTCCGGATAGCTCCACTTAATACTGTTCCCTGTCCAGCGCGAACCACTGAACATTGCATTAACGTTCGCATCAACGTGCGATCCGCTATACGACGCCGATCCTGCTGGTCCGTTACCACTCATCAGAAGTATCTCCATGTATCGCCCGGCAGAATGCCATCAATGCTATCGACCGTCAGCATTCGGAGGTTCTGATTATCATTCAAGATTTGACGAATTTTCCCCGTCGCCTCGCCACTGAGAACCTCCAATCCCCACCGATACGACAACCTCCGTAGCGGCGGTGAGTCCGCCGTGACAATCACATACTGCTCATCGCCATCAATGATAGCATCGAGTACCGTATATACTTCTTGCACGTCTGGCGGTTGTGGCATCGTCTCGTCCTACGTTATTGTCATTGCGAACATTGGACCCCACGTACTCGTATCGTACTTGGCCTCGACGGCGTACGTACCGGGCGTCAGCGTCGGCATGGCATTGAACGTAATCGTCGTCGCGCCACTCGCCGCCTCGGGCGTCGTAATGGCGTGATAGCCAATTCCGCCGATGTTTATCGGCATTCCATTCAGCTTCAAATACACCTTCCGGCCTGCGACCGGCGGCGTGTGAAAGTCGATCAAAAGGTTCGGCGTCGCCCCGACGCTGAGCGCTGAGACTGTCGGCGCTTCGAGTCCGGGTCCGGTAATGGTCGAATCATTGAACACCCCAGCCGCAATCTGCGCCGGGGGTATCGCTGACCACTCTGGCGCATTGCGCGTTCCCGCTACCCACGGATTTCCGAGCGTGAAGCCCCACCTTGCGCCTTGCCACGCAATGATCGTCAGATCAGACATACACTCAATATCGTCCCTGAACTCCTCCTCCGTCGGCAGCGCCAAGTAATCCCGCTGCGCTTCTCCCTTACGGTTGCTGTAGTACACAGCCCGCCAGAACGCTAGGACCTGCCCATCCGTACACGTCGGCACGGCGCTCGTGACAAGCCCGCCGTAGTACGACGAATTGAACTGAGCAAGACCCCGCGTGTAGCCCTGATGAATTTCCGGCGCACCCTCATAGCTGGCGATCTTGACGTGCGCCAACTCCGGCTGCTCACGCAACCTAGCCACGTAGTTGCGGAAGTTCGCCCGCATCCACGGAATGTTAACGTGCTTGCCGTTGTAGTCCAGCATTTGCTTATTCGAATCCAGATACGGACCTTCGTCGTTGTACATGAAGTTCATAAACTCGGTCAAATACGGCTCCTGCGCCGCATTGCGGAAGTGCATAATATTGGCCGATCCAACGCCGCCGAGCTGGTTCGAATCCATGTTGATCGTGAACGTTTTTCCGGCCTTGTTTGAATTCGTAACCACGAACGGCCAAAGTTCGATCAACCTCTGATCGCCCCAAATCTGCACCACGTCCGTAAAGATCACCAAATCCCCATCGTTGAATTGATGCGGCGTCGTCGAAACGATGTTAGTTGTGTAGGGGTCTGCCGAATTGACGGCATGACTCGCAAGTTGAACGACATTGCCCGCCGCCGCATAACCCGCCGTCGCACTCACGAAGTGCAAATTATGCCAATGCGCCGTCGGAATGTGATAGTAACCCGGCGACACATAATCGTAGTTCGCGGCGAAGCACTTGGTAGGGTCTCGATCTGTCGGCCAATATGGCGCACTCGCCTCTGGCGGAACCTTATTCGTAAAGGCGAAATGGACGTCACCCGGCGTCCGCCCCGGATACTGCGCGTGATACCACGTAGCGTACAGCGGCGGAACCAAATAAGCGCCAGTAGTCTCCCCATCCCCCATCGCGCCGCACGTACCGCGCGTGGCGAACACCACATAATCACCACCACCGAACGTACCGTTGCCGCTGTCGTGATATGCTTTGCCCTTGATGCCAAAGTCCCATTGCGCCATAACGCGCTTCAACCGATGCTTCTCCGCCGGGTACGCCAATTCGATGTCGCGCCACATATGGATCGACCGCATCATCGTGCCATCGGTCCACGAATTGCCCCTCCACCGCCACCACGATTGCGCGTAGTGGTACGACGTACAGACGCCCGCGTTGAAGCTCTCATTGGCGTTCTCAATCGCAATCGAACATCGTCCCGGCAGCTTCGGCCACCCATTGATGCCCTCGAACGAAGCCTTCGCGAACCCAATAGCGTAGTTGTCGAGTGGGTCGTAGTCAGGATCAATCGACAGCATTCCCATACACGGCAAACAGTACCACGGATTGATCGGCCCCTTCGTGTCCTGCTGCCCCGTCTCAATAATCCGCTCTTCCAGTTCGACGTGCAGCTTGACCTGGAACTCGACCGGGAGTAGATTTGTAATGGGGAACAACGACCCATCATACCACTGTGAGGGGAATAACCCGCACCACGCGCCCCATTGTGCAACGTCACCAGCAGCGTTCCGGTAAGCGCCGACGTCTTTGTGAAAATACATCGTGCGAACATTGATGTAACCACTCGTCGGATGCACCCCACCAAAAACGTTCGAGAAGCTCGCCCCAACCGGCACGTAGCCGCCTTGACAGAGGATAGGAAATCCCTTGCCACTCGGACCATCGCGCGTCCCGCCCGTACCAACCTTCATGTACGCGAGAATCGACAAGCCGCCATACGGCGCAATGATCGGCCAGAAGCCCGTCGTATCAATATCAATCTTGTAGTGGCAGTTGTCGATCCGCTCCGTGATCGTAACGATACGATCATTGAGTTCCATACACCCCGCATTGTCGAAGAAGTTGTGTGCCAGCAACTTATCGCCAACATGCCAACGACGGCCACGAAGCAACGTAACAATCGGATTCGCCTTAAACTCGATGCCAGCAACATTCCCCGTCATGCCGTAGTTGACCTGCACGACCGCCCCACCGGGGAACGCCGGATAAGCTGCCGTGAACGCCACAACCGTAAACGTCGTCGGCGACGGAACGGCGACCACCTGAATGGTCGAACTGTCAAAATACTTCCACGGACTGCCAGTCGGTGACGTTGTCGAAATATACACCGTCTCTCCGACGATAAATCCGTGTGGCGTCGCCGTCGTAACAACCGGCGCTACGCCTGTCCCCGCATCATAATTGACCAACGTGATGTTCGTAACAGTAATGCTCGGTCCATTCGCCTGTTGCGCCTTCGTCCCTTGCGCCGTCTCCCAATCTTCCGGGATTTCGACGCGCACCATTTCCCCATGTTTCATATTCGCGGGCGTACCCGCAACGCCCGCTACCGTGTACAGCGGCTCTCCAGTTCCAGCGACAAAGCTCCGTACCGCCGTCGTGTATGGGAGTATCTGGGCGCGATTCGTGCCCCAAATCATCGCATTCGGACTCGCAACCGTTCCGGCAGTGCCGCGATCCCGGAACCTCACTTGCCACGCCAGATCAAGAACGCCATTCATAATCTGATACCGAATCCACGCCGGATTCAGCTTGATAATCATATCCTTGTACGGCTTGCGCCAAATCTTCCCAGCCTTCCAATCAGCATAGTCATCTTCGCGACACAGACAAACATCCTTGATGTAGTAACCTCGTGACGCATAGTCGGAATTCGTAAAATGTATCTGCGTTCCGTAGGCCGGGAACGGCGTCGCCTGATGATCGTTCCGCGTGAACACAAGTTTCCACGGCGGAGCCGCATCAGTCGATTCGTGCGTATTCTGCGCTTGGACCGTGTAGCAATTTGGTAGCGGTGAACTGACGTAGCCCACGCACTCAGCCGGAACCAGCGTCCAACCATATCCCTCACCGGACTGATTCATCCGCACTTCGCCATCGCCCCGTCCGACCATAATGTAGCGACCGGGATAGTGGATTGGCGGCTGTACGCCAATGACGAGGAATCCAAAGATCGCACTCGTATGACCAGGTTGATTGATCCACCCCTGTTCGTCTGTAATGTCGCTGAAGCCCATCTGCTCCATGCCCGTCCCATTACAACTGAACATATTGATGAAGGACTGAATGGGGTCCCACGGCCACGACATGCCGAAGAGGCTCCGTTGTAGCGACATTGCGTTCCGGTTAGCAGTGATTGCCGCGGTCCAAGCCATTTCATCGTCCCTTATGCGAATTCGGAATACGGCAGGCCAGCGCCGCCAGCGAAAATCGTCGTCTTATCATACGCACTTAGAGTGCGCGCCCAGATCACCGTCTCATCAATTATCGCGTCAGCACTGTTATTCACATAGTACGAATCCCTAGCGCCGATACCGAACCGACCACTACCGTTAAACACACCGAGGGTGTGTGCGACCGGCGTCTGCGCCACGTCGTTGACCGACATTCGCAGAAGATTAGCGATCTTATCGTGTTCGACAATCACATTATACATCACACCAACCACGGGCGTGACCGTATTGGACACAACGCCAACAGCCGTCGTTCCATTGTGCGTAACGTAGAAGGCGAACTGGTGCGGAATTGCATTGTACATTAGAATGTACTCGTACTGATCCGGCCCATTCCATTTACCGACAATATTCTGATGACTAGTAAGAGACTTACCTTTGAACCATGTCGAAATAGCGAAATTATCATCCCCCATGGAAAGGCTCGGCGCGGCGGCGTCAAGGACAAACAGTCCTTGCTGGTTTGCAACGACAAAATCCCGCCCTCCATTAATGACACCGGGAGCCGTACCCGGACTCGTACCCCCCGTCCCTTCCGCCGTAAGATGATTCGTCCCATGCGCGTCCGTTGCGCCACCCGTCGCTTCATCCAACTTCCAATAAGACACCAAGCCGGTACGCAGCGTATTTCCCTGTCCCCACGCCACCGTCCCAATGTTCGACTTCAAACCAACCGCATTTTCCTGTACGACGTACAGGTATATCGTGGTCATTGTCGGAAGCCCAATGGCCGTACCCGTATGCGGGCCTACAGTCGAAATGGTCTGATTACCCGCATATGTCGCCGGGGCGTTACTCGCATCGTGACCGGCTTTGATCTGAGCGAACGTAATGGTCGGTTGCGGCGAGCTACACGCCACATAGTACGCTATCCCATTATCCTGATCCGTAGTGAACGTGAAGTTTGCACTCGTACCAGCAACCGACGTTTTATTCACTGCCGAGATAACCGGCGGCGTCGTGAGAACCGTAAACACGCACGCCGGCGACACCGGATAAATCGGCGTCGTCCCATCGCTAGCCATGAGTTGAATTGTACACGAGTGCGGACCCGGCAGGAACGGGTCCATTAGCAGCTTGATACTTTGCGAGGCAATCTGATCCGCGCGAATTACGTGGCCCCGTCCCGGACCACCCCTGTCATTTATGACGCCATCCGTTTTCCAGATGAGTACCTGCCCAGCCGTCGGAGCGGTCGGCAACGTTACATCGAACTCCAACGTTCGCAACGCCGTGACACCGCCAACGTTACTCGACGTAAGTACGAGCATCGGAGTGCTTGCAACAACCTGCCTGAGTGTCCATGTTGCCATCAGACTGGTGCTCCGATTGACGTAAGATAATTTAAGAATGCCGTTCTAACGGCAGCGCGCATAGTGGCGTCCATGCCACCACCGCCAAACGTCAGAATGCCGATGGTGCAGGTGTCGAAACCAGAACCATCGCCCCACAGCACGAAGTTTGTATTGAGCGGCGCAATAGACGGTATTGACGGAAACGTACCAATCGACACGCCGTCGTGATCGCAGCCGCGCCCCGTCGAACTGGAGCGATACGAGAACCAGTAGCCCTTCTGCGTCCCGGCATTGGGAAAGCCAGCAGCCTCAGGGTTGTCATTGACACGGGAATACGTATTGCCGTCGTTGAACTTCGGATAGAGGCTCGACCCCGGCGCACTCGCATACGCAATGATGGGTCCAGGCGTCGTGTCGGTTGTTGACAAAATCCACACCGAATGATGCGCGCTATTTTGGGTGTAGTTTAGACCGGCGGCAGTCGGATTGAAGTCTGTGACGCCGTAGCCGCTTCCCGATGGATTACCCGTCCCCACTGCGGGCGTAAATGTAAGACCCGTTCCACTCTGTAGAAAAAATCCACGGGTTTTAAGACACGTCTGCGCCTGCTTGAAGTTTTCAGCACTCGGAATCCAGATACGATCAAACATCGTCCACGCCCCGGCATTCATCAAGTCTTCCATCAACAGCTTGACGCGCGCTTCTTGTGTCGAACTAACCGAACCGCCACCAGACCCACTTACAACTATAACTTCCGCCTTCCACGCCGCAACCTCCGCCGACGCATCAGCCCCGCCCGACGCAGCAATCGTCAACGCAAGTATCGTCCCCCAACCCGACCCCTCGTATTTCCCCTCAATGTTATACGTGCCCGGTGCCACAAGTGCCGTCATTCCGGTGAGAGTAATGTTACCGCCACCAGCTTCCGGTGCCGTGAGCGCATGGTAGCCCAAGCCGCCCATCGACTCGACCACGCCATTAACGCGAATATAAAGCTTCCCTCCCGTGACCGTCGTAACGCCATTGAAATTGACGTTAAGATCTGGGTTCACCACCGTAGTCGTATTATCGCCAACCGTCCCCGTATCATGCCCCGGATACAACTCCAACGACGGCGCGGCTATCGCCAACGTCGTGAACGACCACGCCGTCGGCGATGTGTAGGCGGCAGAGCCGTTGCCTGCCGCGTCCTGAACCGAGAACGCTCCAATAATAACGTAGTATTCCGTCCCAGGTACCAGCGGCGCACTGATCGTGAGGGTCGAAACTGCCCCTGCAATAGACCACGTAGTCCCAAAGTCACTAGCAAACCACGTCTGAACCGTCACCCCATCCGACGCTCGGTGAATGTGCATACTCGTTCCGAGCGGCGTCGGAAGGAACACTGGCTCATTCCACGTAATAACGAGATTCGTTGTAATCGACACGCCCGTCGCATTATCCACCGGCGACAACGACACAATCGTCGGCCCCGTCGTGTCCAGCGACAACGTGTGAAACTCATCATTTGGAATGTTAGACGAATTTAGCGCGGCGTCGCGATGTACGACATAGAAGTCGTAAAACGTATTAGTCGCCAGCCCATTTGGCGTCATCGCAGGTTGCGGCCCCACGCCGAACACCGGCTGCGAATCCTTATCCGTCGCAGGATTTCCACTTCCATCCGTTCCGGCCACAATCTGCGCCGCATTCGGCGGCACCGCAGCCGTCGGCACCACCACCCACCAAATCGTCCCGTTATTCTCATCCGTCGTCACAACATACGACGCCGTAGTCGTTCCCGTCTCCCCTCCCGTGAGTGCCGTCAAAATTGGAGCAATAAGGTCCGGCGCTAGTGCCGGCGCTACAGTCCATTTCTCGCCGTCCCAAGTGTACTGCGTCTGTCCAGTACCCGGAAACACCGGATAATGCTGTCCGACCGTAGGTGAAGATGGAAAATCAAATGCCATTGAGGTATCCCTTCACGCCGCCACCTGTACCCACTGCGTCGACGTCCCATCGTTATACCGAATGTATAGCCTACCCGTATCACTCTCCCACCAAAGCTGGCCAACCGTCGGACTGGCCGGTGGCGTATCGGAGATACTGACCACAGTACCGCCCCCGCCACTCGGCACCGCCGTCCACGCCGCATTCCGCCGTCCATAAATCGTCCCATCCGTGGGCGCTTCGGGTATCCCCCCGCCACTCCCACCGCCGAGCACCAGCGATACGGGGGCGCGAAGATGCTCGCCAGTGGACTGCGAGACGTACATAAATTCATCCACGCCCACCGGCGTACCCGCGTTCAACGACGGAATACTCACTGCCAACGACCGCGACGAGAGCAGATTACCTCCACCCGTGAGTCCCGTACTGGCAACGATACTTACGACCGAATGGTCAATATGTCTGTTCGCCACGTAGCCCGCTAACGTGTCGTGATTGATGATCGTATTGATCGACGAAATGAGACTCCGCCTCGGCCCGCCTGCGGCAATATCGACCACGAAGTAATCCAACCCCGACAACGGAACAACGGCAAGTTCGCTCGGAGCAAAGTCGAACGTCCGACTCGTCACAATATTCCCACCGCCCGACAATCCGAGTCCCGCCGTCAGCACGACGAGAGAATGCCCGACATGCCGATCAGTCGAATAATTGAGGAGGAGATTATGGTCGATCTGCGTCTGATCGAGCGTGAATCGGATCGATTTCGGCGTCGTACCCGCATTCGCCAGAATCGCTATCGCCGCATTAGCTGACGTCAGTTCAATCGCCTCCGCACCGACTGGCGTCAGTGTGACGGCCCCACCCTTCCAGGTGTAGAAGTACGCATTGCTCGCAGCCAGCCCGGCAACCGTCGACCACCCCAACTCACTCAAGAACCGCATCGGGGACCCTACGGGTCCCGGACCAGGGTCCGGTACGAGTCCCGTGGAGTGAGACGGACCAGTATAGCCAAACACTTCAAGATCGAGTGACGCACTCACGCCGATCCAATTCGAATCGCTGGCAAAGAGCAATGACGACCCACCAACCACAATCGTCGCCTTCGTGACACCCAGCGCATCATTAATCGTCAGATTGCCCGCCGTCCCGATATTGGCCACAACGTAGAATCGTCCGGCCTCATACGGCGGCAACGTGACAACGCGATCCACACCCCCCGCATCGAACACATTGACGATCGAACCATTCTTGGTGATCGTAACAGGTCCCGTTAGCACCTTCTGCGAATGCGAAAACTTCCCACTCTTCCACCGCGTGTTGAAATTTGCAGAATCCTCATTGTCCGTTCGCATGACGAATGTTCCTAACAGGCTCGAACAAGTTTACGCACGACAATCGTCGGCTGGACGTTGGGATGTGGCACACCGCCAGCGGTGCTGCTCCCTGTAATGCTGCCACTGCCACCGCCGGAAAAGCTGTTAGTGCTATTAGAAACATTCGTGGTGTCATACGGAACGCCGCCACCACCAACAGGGCCACCACCAGCAAAAGCGCCAACAGCATAGGGAACATACAAACCTGGGTTGCCCGCTGGATAGACCGTAACGGAGACGGAAGCACTTCCCGTCACCGGGACACTCGGTATATGCGAGGCTGAGAGTAAATATGCCCCCGCGCCACCAACCGAACCAACCGCCGACGCAACGACTCCAGCCAACAATCCCAACGTATCCTCACCAACCTCCGTCCGTCCGCGTTTATCGCGCAACGTCGTCGTACCGAGCGCCAGTGCCAGCTCAGCGAACGTCGTCCCACTGAACACCGTCCCGTCCAACACGAGGTGTCCAGCTGGCGTCCCCGTCCCATCAAAGTTAATCGTGGAGCCAATCATCGGCCCATTCTTGATACAGAACCACGCACTCCCGTTCCAGAGGAACTTCGCTGGACTCGCTGTGACGCCCACTCGCACCGTCGACGTCGGGCCGAACTGTCCGAAGATATTCCCGCTCGGCGGCGAAACCGTGATGGCATTGGCATCCGTTGAATACTTGAGTATTTCGCAGTGCCATCCAAGATCCGTCACGCCCAGCGCCGGTAATGTGACCGTCGCATTACCCGCCGTCGTGTCGTAGAGGATACTTTGACCATTCTGCGCCATCGTCAGCGTGGTAGACCCACCACCAGTCCCAACTCCCGTCGACGGCAAGTAGAACGGCCCCGTCGCATTCGGGAACGTATTTTGCAACACGCCCTTAATCAGCCGTATATGATCGTCACCTTGTGACTTCGGCTCACCCGCCGTCGGCCACTCCTTCGTGAGTCCGGCGATGAACGTGGACGGCGTTAGTGCTTCGAGGCCCATTAGTTGTTCCTCCCCATGATGAGGGGCCTTCCGGCCAGCTCGTCCTCGACCACATCACCGATGAACGCTCGACCACCGATTTTGGCCATGAGGCCGAATTTCTCTGCCGCGCCCTTGTCCCGCACGTCGCCGGCGACCGCGAGTCCAGCGAGGCCAATCATGTAGTTGGGAGCGTGCTTCAACCACGCATTCTCAATATCGGAGTCTAACGGCAGCGCGGCCTTGTAGTACGTCAGGTACACAATCCCCGCGACCTTCGGCACTGGATTGAATTCAATCCGCGTCTTATCAAGGAGTACGTAATGCCGCATCTCGGCTGTCGTAATCGGCTCGTCGGAGCGCCTACGACTCAGCTCGACATACGTGTCATACGTATCGTAGAAGTATGGTGGGTAATCATCATGCAGTCGGATAAACCCCGGCGGCAGAACGTACGCTCCCGTACCAGCCACCACCGGAATTTCCACATCGAACACCAGTAGCCAGTTTGGCAGCGTCTGGCCCAGCTCGAGGTCCCGCTGTACCTGCTTGAGGGCGGAAATAATGGCCGCATCTTGGGTCTGGCGGAACCCTAGTCCGCGCTTGATAATCGTAATGGCTTCGGAACGTAGCATAGCGGTTTCCTTCTGGAAATAAATGGGCGGTTAACAATCGTATTAACCGCCCACTCCCTACTACAGACCGCCCGTCCAACCCCCAATGCCAAGGGCAGAATCACCCAGACAGGTGATATTACCCGTCGCCCCGACTGTAGCAGGAATCACCGCCACAGCACCAGCAGCCGCATTGTTGACCGTCAGCGTGAACGCCGCCCCGTTCGTAATCATGAACGTCAGCCCACGCATATCGGCAGAGACTGCCGGGAGCGTCAGCACCCGCGCAGCGGTTGGGGTCATCTGGATGATCGGCCCCATGTCCTGATCCAACGTCGCATTCGCCGTACCCGGCAGCGTCGTAATTCCATACTTGATCCCGCCCCGAATTATAGGACGTTCGATGATGGGATCTTCCAAATTAATTCTCGACATAGTCGTGTCCTTTCTTCGCGCGACCGCTAGGTCTTGCTGATGTTGCCGAGATAGGCCATCGTGAGGCCGCCATACCCCACCTCAAGCCCTGCCTCAGTCTGGATATAGCCGCGACGAACGTCCTCATCTTCAGCCTGAACGTCGTCCTTCGTCTTCGTGTCCCGTCCCTCCAGCGGGGCCCACTTGATCGCATCGAAGTCCAACACGAACATCGACTTGGAGTAGACGCCATGACGGCTCATCAGCGGGTGCGTCTTAATCAACAGCCGACCCATCGGCAGGATCAACTCCTGGAAGTGAATGCCGTAGATCTTCACGCGCTCTGTCGTGTTGATCTGCACATTCGTCGCGGCATTGAAGATCTTACCCAGCTCCATCGCCGCCGCATTGCCGACGAACGCCACGCGCGTATCACCCGCCCCGGTGTTGAAGTCGAACACCGGCGCAATGTCAGTCGTCAGCGTATCAATCGTCACGGCAGACGAGTAGATCTTCGTATTGCTCGCAGGAATGAACGTCCTGAGTCCGCCCATCGTGCGCTTCGGCTTGCCGTTCTCGCCAGTCGTTTCAGACCTTCGTCCGAACAGAATGGCCATCTCGATGTCGCGAGAGTGGTCATACGACTTACGCTTCTTGTCGTTCGACCACGGATCGCCCGTCCGAAACTTCGTGTGATCCACCGTTCCGGTGAGTTCATACGTATTCTTGAAGATCTGCGTATAGTTGTAGAACTTGATCGGATTCCGACTGACGGCTCGCGGCGCGCCCGTGCCTTCAGCGTAGGAGCTACCGATCAGCGTCATCCACGAACTCGCAGCTACCGAACCCGCCGTGGAGCCTGCCGCGCCCCGCTTCGCCGTAAACTGCGTGTCGGACAGCACGTTGTCGATCTCGATAATCTCTGGCGTCCAAGCCGCAGGTTCCGGGACGACCTCAATCATCAGCAAATCGCCCGGCTTGAGATGCGTCGCCGTGCCGTAATTCGCGCCGAGCGTGGTGGCCGTCGGATCAGCCGATCCAATCGTGAACAACGTGTCGCCCGCCGCGTATGTGGCTGACGTGGTCTGAAGGCGCACCAACGCATTACCCTCATTCCACCACGCAAATTCCGGATCTTTCACGACCCGCTTTCCCGCTTTCGCCGAGAGGGCGAAGATCGGCGCCTCGCCATTCGGATTGAACCACAGAATGTTCTCTCTGAAGTCCTTTGGCCGTTCGTCTGCACCGAAGTCTCCAGTTCCCCGGAGCCCTGCAATACCACTCATTTTCGTCTCCTACTACGACCTTAGTCGTAATTTGTACCGAGTCCACTCCAAGGATTGGCTGGCTCGGTGGCTATTGGGGCACCCCCTCCACCATTGACTGCGGGCCGGAATGACGTTCCGCCTCTCGGCAACTGCGCCGCAGGCGCAGGAGCTGTCGGAGCAGTAGTCGTTCCTTGCGGAATACGAAGGCTTGCCATTACCATCGGACCGACCTCCTGGATCAACTGATCCAGCGAGATGCCCGGATTGGCCTTACGGTAAACCGTCGCAATACGTGCCGCAACTTCACGGTGTTGAGGATTCGAAACATCAAGCGCCTTGTGGGTTTTGAAGAACTGCTCCTCCGCCCCATCATTGGCCTTGACCACGGTATTGTAATTCTTAATCATTCCCGGCACAGCCTGCGCCAGGAATTTCTGCATCGACACCTGACTCTCGAAGAAGGCCCTCGCGAGCATCTTAGGTATCGCTGCCCCCGGATCAGCATCTAGCTCCCGGAGGTCCTCCTCGGATAACGCAAACTTGGTCGCCGCCAAGTGCGGTATCACAGCGTCGCGGTTAGCTTCTAGGCCCTCCGCGATTCGCCACGGGTCAGACGCCGTGAGTGGCCGGGCGTCGCCCGTCCCCTCTGGAGGTTGCGCTGCCGTGGGCGGCGGAGCCGGTGGCACCGGCGGTGGCTGCACAGGCGGCGGCTGTAGCGGCTGCTCTGGAGGCACCGGAGGCACAACTGGCTCCGTCGGCGGCGGAGGTGGCTCCGCCGGAATTGACAAATAGTCTAAATCATCGGTGGAGCCAAGTTGGGACCAGTCAGGTCCCGCCGCTGGCGTCGCCGCGGGTTCGGCGGGAGCAGCACCACCAACAGTACCACCCCCGCCGTCCGTCGAAGCGGGAGACGGCGCAGGGGTCACGGAAGTCCCATTGCCACCGCCATCACCACCCGAGGGTGTGGCGGAACCGCCGCCATCGTCAGGAGCTAACGTCATCATAGGACGTAGCCATTTGTTTTCAAAGTTCAACATTGGTGTTATTCCTCATCGCTATCGGCGGGGCGCAACTCGAGCGCTTCGCGCATTTTCATATGTGGGAGCGTAGCGGCGAGACTCAGCCCGCTCAATACGCCCTTAGCGAACTCGACCTTAGTCGATTCCAAGACGTTCTCCAGTGGCTTCATAACCGCCGCGTGATGGTTCTGCGCCACCGCGTCGATCAACGCGATGAAGCGCGGCCAACCCTTATGCGCGATTAACCCGGCGAACAACTCAGCATCCTCACGGACCTGCCGTCGTTCCTCCCGCTGCTTCAGTTCAATATCATTCACGACGTCCATGTTGGTGCCTCAATATGCTGGTGGTGGAGTGGCTAGTGCGTTATTGCCGCTGACCGTGGCGCTATCCGCGCCCGGCGGCGGAATGCCCGGACGCCCCGGCATCGGAATGACGTTACCTGCGCCTACGGCATTCGTCATGTCCATCCCCGGCGGCATGACTTGTACTTTGAACTGGTTAATATTCTTCAACCCTGCAAGGGTTCCGACCCACGAGAAGATCTTCACCCAATCGAACCCCATCGCGACCTGCGGCGGCATCATTCGCAGGTTACTCATCATATCCTTCCAGAGGTTCGCCTGCGCCGCACGGTCTATCGGCAGCGTCCCATCCACCGGCACGAAATTGAAGAACCCCAGAATATCATCCGGCGTCACGTTCAGGAAGTTTGGCCCGGCGGCTAGCGCCAGATCGCCAACGATTTTAAGTTTCAAGTTCGAGTCGTAGAACTGCTGTGAGTTCTGGACTAACTTCTGCGAATGGGGCGAGAAACCCATCGTCGACATGTATTCTGTGTTTGTTTTCAACCTGTTAGTACCGAACCCCGCCGCCGTCCTCACTTCCGTAGCGGTCTTGCGCCCGCCGGTGTTCAGGACGCCCATGATCTGGTCATTGATACCCAACGTACGCTCACCAAGTGTGAACATCTGTTGAAGGTCTTGCATGTTCGTACGCGTAACGTCAGTGACGGGAATCTGCGTAAAGATGGAACGGATGTCAGTGCCGAAGGCTTCGGGGCGCAAGCGCCAGATGAAGCCGGGTTCGCCCGCCTCAACGTCCTTCAACACGAGTTTCGACGGGTCCACAATGAATTGATTATTGAGCGCGGCACGGACATTATAAAAGTGACTATTAACAAGCCAGTCCATCGTATTCTGTAACGGAGCCACAATTTCCGGTATGCCGCGAGACTCCGCCGAGTACCCCTCCACCTCACTCTCAAGGATCGAGAACGGGAACTTCGAATGCATATGGCCAAGCGGGCACGCGCCAATAATGAGGCCAAAGTCCTCTGTGATCGTAAAACACCACTTCTGAGGGAACGACTCTGGTCCGACGCCCCAATCCCGGGGGACCAGATCGACATAAAACTCGAACGCGAAGACGGCAGCCGGGTGCTTCTTCTTCTCATTGTCGCCACCCTCGGAGTCCGCATCCATGTTCAACTGCGCCGCGGCCCAATCTGGCCTCTTCAGTTGCGCTGAATTATCATCCGAGTGCCGATTAGTCGCATGTTTTTTGAGGTTCTCCAGGTTCGTATAGTATCCCGAATCGGCTCTCCTCATCACGTCGTTCCACAACATCCTCTTCAGGACGAAACAAAACTCCCCGCTCTGGAAGTTCTTCATCGACACTCTCGGATCTCTCCAGAAGTCGAACGGGTTCACGTTGTACGCTTTGTTCCCCGTGTAGCCCGTGAGTTCCACCGTGGCCTGATAGAGGCCCATCTGGCCCGTGACTGGATCGGGCATCTCCGCAAGCTGGCCATATGCAATCTTCTCGACATCCCAGTATTCCCCCAGAATCCCACAGCCATATTTCCCGGCGTCGTACATCCACACATAATACGGGCCGAGTAGACGGCCCACTTCGACCTGATAGTCGATCAGCGCCTCCATCGACTGAACCTGCATCTCGCTCTCGCCGTGACGGCCCGAGTACTGATGTACTGGCGTCCTCCCAAAGAACACAGACGTCCAATACGTGTGAGCACTCATCAATAAGGCGTAAGAGTAAGGCAGCATTATCGTCGTGTACGTCTGCGTCCCCTTGAGGTCCCTCCGGTTGCGTCTCGTCGCATCGACGTCGCTCTCCGGAACATACGCCAGCGTCCTTTCCTCCGCCTTTCGCCATATCCCCTCCTGCGTCGTCCGGTCCTTTTTGGCGAGCATCACGCGTGACTGTATCATCGCACAGAGCTTTTTATGGAGCGGCGTATCTTCTTTGAGTCGGAGCGTTGGCATCAGGGCGCTCCTCGAACTAGTTTCAACGGCTCCACATCCGCCCCTTCGGAGCTACCGTCGCCCGCCGCCCACGGATTGACGAGCACACTCAACGCAATACTCGCCGCGTCGAGTTCATCGTCATGATCGGAGCTGGGATACGTATCGAACTGCGCGATGAACGGCGTGTCCTCTGGTCGTACCCACATATGACCGTGGCTCGCTTGCGGCGCAATAACGGAACGAATCCGCGCATACTTGTTCTTCCCGACGAACGGGACGACAGTGTAATACTGCCGACGCCGGCTCATTTCCTTTTCGAGCAGCCACTTCAACGTCCGTTGGTACATGACGGACTCTACGACGATACTTACGACACGATATTTCTGCGCCATCTCGAACGCATTAGTTATGGTCCAATCCGGGGACTCGCCACGCACGCTTCGCCGCTCCTGAAGGTAGTAATTATCGCCGCGGCGTCCCCACACGTGGAGTACCTCGTAGTCGTCTCCCTTGAAGCCCTTCTCCATCTGCGCGTCACTCGGCGGCGGCGTCGGATCAATCGCCAGCACGTTCGTGGCATTCGGGACTGGCCCCGGCTCCGTAATGTACTTCAGCCACTCACTACGGAACTCACACAGCTCCGGCGAGACGAGACGGAGTTCCATCTCACGCGCAAACACCGAGAGCTTATTAATTGCTACGGCGGCGCGCTTCTCATCCCGGAGTGTGTCACTAGGATAACGTTCGGGCCATACACTGATTTGCTTGTCCACCGGAAGGTCCGCTGTCGCGGGTGTCCAGCAACTGACCTCGATAGTCTTCCACGTTGGATCACCACGCGCCACCGAACTAACGTCCTCACGATGTTGGGGCGTGACGAGCATGGACATCTTCGCATTCGGGTCATCGACGACCGGGGCCAGTGATCGTTTGAGGGCACCATGCACCAAGTCACTTATTTTCTCCCGCTGTTCCTGTGTGGCACAGTTCTCATCCGTGAGGATGTCGTCTAAAACAATGTAGTCTGGTCGGTAGTCGTCGAAGTTGATTCCTCGGATGTTACCAGTGATGCCCACGAAAAGGCACCAGATGTTCGTTTTGAGCGTCTCGTGCCAGACTTCGAACTCAATATCCGTCCACTTACGTCCAGGGGATAGAGCAAAGGTTCCTGCCCAAAGTTTGTTACGTTCGACGTTATTCCTAAGCCAAGCGCCCGACCGAGCTGCCGCGCCCTCGCTCGCGCCAACGTAGAGGATGGTCTTTGACACTCCATAGGCAATCCGTTTGGAAGTGTTAACGCGAGCGATAGTTGTCTTCGCCCCGCCGCGGAAGATGCGCTGATTGGAGTATCGGATCGCGGGATCATTGAGGTCATCCCAGATCTCCTTTTGGAAGGCCGGTGACTTCTGTCGAAACGTGTTCGGAAAAAACGTGCGGGCGTAGATGTCATTATCAATGGCCCCGAGCGCCACGGCGTCAGCGACGGACAGCTTGACTTTCGGCGTCCCTAGATCTTCCATTGAAGGACCTCCAGCCCGTGACCGGGCCGATGGAGGGACGTGATACGACGGTACTCGCCCGGCAGCTGGATACTCGGATCGTAGCTGCGGCAAATCTCCACCGTCCGAATGCGCTGACTAGGAAGTAACTTTGTAACTAGAAGCCGGTATCGTACCATTAGCTGCTCCCACACGCGCTCTGTGTGGGAGAGTTTGACCTCAACGATCAGCGTTTCGGGACCAAGGTGGAGGAGGCCGTCGAGGACTGCCGCTTTTGGTTTCGAGCGATATTTGTAGCGTATTGTGGGAGACCGAACGAAGCAACCACCGTAGATGGCTGTCAATACGTCCACCACGCGTTGCTCGTACTGGAGGCCTGCCTTCTGCGAGCCCTTGTAACGGTTTCTGGTCTTCCATGATACGGGGGCGCTCCAATAGACGTCGGTGAATGATGGTCGTTGCACAGCGGGGCGCGCCCCGGCCAAAGGCCGCTCTGGCAGAAACACGTCGGCGTTAAATACGTTCATGACGTCAGTGGTGGCTCACTCGGTTTGCGACGGAGGAATATCACGTCGTGGTCCCCGAAGTTCTTCATGGTAGCTCCCTCCTCGCCTGGAGGGCGGGTGCGCATAAAGTCCTCGGGTTTCATTCCATTCAGTGGTAGGATCTCGCCCCATTGTTCTCCCCACTCTTTGAACACGTCAGGCTCTAGCTCCGGATCGACATGGCCGAAGTATTGACCCGTGAGGGCGCGGCCAACGTCTGCGTCAGCCATCCTTCGTCCCCGGCTCCGCCGGAGTAATGGTCTGCGCCCCCGCCCCAAGAGCGCGAGCTTCGCTCGAAGATCCTGTCGCGCCGTCGCCAAGAGGCGACAATTCTGTCGCGCCCCCGGCAAAGCCGGGTCGTTCCAGGTCTCGAACAGACGCCGTGTCTGAGGTAGGCGTGACGTCAACTAGCTGAGGGGCCTGTGAACGACGTAACGCTTCACGGGCCTGTTCGAGATCCGTTAGGGATACAGCGACGTGGACCGACTGGGGAGCCTGACCCACGTTCACCGTGACGGCGCCACCGGGAGGAGATGCGCCGTAACCGAGATTCTTCAGGGAGCTTTCGCTGACCCGTGCCAGCATTTCCAGCGGAATGGTGTCACGCTTTTTGTCCAGCGTCTCAAGCATGTGGTCGAGGGACTTCGAGGCCACGGTGAATAGCTTGTCCCGCACGACGCTGTCGAGCTTCTCGGCGTGGTGCGCGCGGCGCTGACGGAAATACGCCTTGAAGGCGTCGGTGGCGATGACCGTCGAAATCGTGGCGGGGTTCCGTCCGAAGTGCGCCGCCATTTCATTCTGGGTGGCGCTGGGGTTGGCGATCATGAAGTCGGCGAGGGATTCGTACCACCAGCGCATTTTGCGCGTGGTTTTGCGGAACTCGTGGATACTCCCGCCGGAAGCGGCGATAGCGGCCTCTTTGGTTTGCGGGGCGCTCATGGTCGGAGTTGTCCTGTGTGGTAGGAGTATGCCGCCTTAGGCGGCGGCGGGGCAAGGGGAATGCGATAACGGGGCAGTTTACTCATGGAACCATTTTGACGCGCCGCAAAATCACCGGACGTCATACTGCATCGTGGCCGGAAGGCCATGATGGGGCAGTTTACTTTCCGAAATTTTGGCGCGTCGGGAATGGTATGAAAAAGAAGCGGCGGGCCCCCCGCCGTGGGGAGTGTATGGGCCGGCGCAGTCCAGGGCGATTAGTGACAAGCCACGGAATAAAAAAACGGTGGCCAACATGGCCACCGTCTGTCTTGATGTGGGTGGGGGGTGCCCCCCTAACCGGCGT